GTCCCAACTTTGTGGACTAGTACAGATTCTTTCACAGAGTTGTCCTGGGATGACTGCGTTCTTTACGACTACAGCGTGCAGAATGATGTTACTACTGTTATTCCGTGGAGGACTCCGGATCAGTGGCTTGATTGGTATCGAGTTGGTTTGGATGCTTCCGCGGACTTTCATGACATGTATTTGTATACGTTGCGTTTGAGTGCAGTCCGTGTGCTTACGTCCGACGCAGCCCCTTCACTAAGATTCGTCACTTACGCGAAATTTGACGGGTTAGAGGCTGCCGGGCACGTTGATGATTTCGATTCCTATTACCCCCAGGCTGGGAAGTATATGCCTAGCTTGAGTGGAATTGGGAATTTGATTTTTGATACCCCGATGTCTATGACATCACGAGGGTCCAACCCCAATGATGAGTTTCGTCAGGAAATTGAGGAACATATCAATGGGGTTGAACGACCAGGCCCTCCCAAGAAAAGTAGTGATCCGTCTACCGACCCCTCAGATCCTGAGGTTAGGAACAACCCTTTCGGGTCACTAGTTTCATCCCCTTCTTTGTATACTGCAGGAAGCGGAACTTTATCGCAATCAATTAGGGAATTTACCGTGAGAGATATAATATCTCGTCCGACTTCTATGGTCTTGGCAAATCTCACTTCGGGATTTGGCAATCAAACCTTAGTAAGAATCGGTTCTGGTGATGGATTGTATTGGAGTCGTATTAATTATATGGCTCAGTATTTTAGAATGTGGCGCGGGTCTTTGCGCTACACCTTTATTATCTTTTCTTCACCTTTCATCTCCGCGCGTTACAATTTTATTGTGACATGGGGGGGTGGTCCGCCGATTGGAACTCTCGGTAATGAGATCATAAATGACGTTACTGTACGAGGGACGACGCGAGTAGATATTACTGTGCCTTTTCTCTCAGCAGATCAATGGCTACCGACTTGGCCTCAATACCCAGTTGGGTATACACCAAGTTTTAACATGCCATCGATCGTCATTCAAGAAGTTTCTCCCGCTGTTGGAGTAGGTGATTTGACTCCAAGTCTCGTTCTTTTAGGATGGGAATCAGCTGGTGATGACTTCGCATTTAGATCTCTCTGCAATCCGAATCCGCACTGGGCTAATACTCCTCCTGATAAGGAGGAGAAGTCTAGGGGAAAATTTGTACCCCAGATGAGGATCGCAGAATTTACAAAGCAAGAGGTTTCTGGTAATGGTGCTTCTCTGAAGTATCCTTACCAAACAGACACGGAGATGAGTATTTCATCTATGTGTCAGAGATGGTGCAACCATAAAGATACCTACCCCTCGGCTTGTCCTGTGTATCCACAAGGCAGTACGAGAGAAGGTGTTTTGAACCAAATCTCTGGCTTATTTGTCTATTGGTCAGGACAAATGAAATTCAAGATTCTGTGTAAACAGACCAATAAAATGGTTTGCTATCACACAGATTCTTATGTACCATCGACAAACACATCGGCAGCTGTGCTTTGTGCACTACCTGAAGATGGAATGGCTAATGTTTGGACTGATTTGACTAGAATCATTGATGTTACGGCGCCGTTTTTAGCAACTACAAGTTTTCTTCCTGTTGTAAGGGTAGATACTCCTGTGGATGTGAATGCGTGGCGTAGCATTAAATATTCCCGCCGTATAGCCTGGTTTGGCTCGTTTCATAACGAGCTAAACGTTAATGAAACACCTGAGAGGGTGTATATGGCTGGCGGGCCTGATTTTTCTTTTTATTTCAACGTGCCTCCTCCTCTAGTAGCGATGTGGCCATTGACATTTTTTGATTCTGACGTGGGAAGCGCCAAGAGCAATAAGATGCCAATTAAAAAACGAAGGAGCGGAGTTCCGAGTAAGAGAGATAAGAGTTGCTCTCTCTCTGATGCGGTTTAGAGCTTTTAGGATATGGTCTGGTACACTATGTCCCCCTACTTCCCCGG